AACTTCGTCATACGGTATCTCCTTGTGAGGCGTAACGGGTTAAGCGGAAAGGGCCGAAGTGTCAATCCTCGACCACAGCAATCGACGCTGTTTTCCGCGCGACCGATTCGGCGACAGTCTCGTCAATGGATTTGGCGAGACTTATGAACCGGACATGAACGTGATCGCCCTGCCCGATGCGGTGGACACGCTTGATCGCCTGGGCGTTGTCGGCTGGCACCCAAGAGCTCTCAAGCATGACAAGCTGTGAGGCTGCGGTCAGCGTAATCGCCGTCCCTGCGGCCTTGATATTGCCAAGGAACACTTTGCAGTCTGGGTCTGTCTGGAACCTAGTGACTGCCGGCCCGCGCTCCTTCTCGGAAATGCCGCCGTCGATCCTCGACCACCCGATCTTATGGTGGTCCAGAACGTCGATTAGGACTTCGATCGGGCGGGTGTGCGCGCACATGACGACAACCTTCTCGAGACCTCCGGCGAGCTCCTCGATGAGCTGCGCGGCGAAGACAGGGGCCTTCGCCTCTCCTACCAGACGGCGCAGCGTGGCGCTGTGCGCGGCCTCGAGGAAGGAAAGCCCGCCCTTGTTCACCGCGTCGAGCACTGCGGTGTCTAGGCCGGGGTGCTGCGCGATCAGCGCGTTGATCTCGCGGGTGTCGCCCTCGATCGTCTGCGTCGTCACCCACAAAGGAGGCAGATCTAGCCCGGCGTCCTTCTGGTTCCTGCGGATGCTGTAGGCAGCGATCAGCGCCTTCAGCTCAGGCACTGTCTCCTTGCGCGGGGTGTAGCTCGCACTGAACGAACCCATCTTCGCCACAAAGTAGCGATCGGTGAAGTGGCGAAGGCTCAGAGACGTTGCGTGGCAGAAGCGCAGCCATGTCCAGATGTCAGAAGGATCGTTCGCCATAGGGGTGCCGGTCAGAAACCAGACGTGGGCGGCCCAACGAGCGTAGCCGAAAGCCCCGTCGCACTGGTGGCTCAGAGCCGCTCGCGTGCGCTGGGCGTGAGCGTTCTTCAGATAGTGCGCTTCGTCAAAGATGCAAAACTCCATCAGATCCCGCGTGAGCTCCTTCTTCCAGCTCGTCGCCTTCTCATAGGACAGCAGGAGGACGTCTGCCTTGCCCCGCAGCCAGAGATTAAGGTCGTCATTCTTCAGCCCCTTGATAACCCGCCGGGGCCGATCAGAGAACTTCTTGATCTCGTGCTGCCAGACAGATCGAGCCGAAGCCGGGCACACTACGATGCCCCGCTCGAGCCCGAGCTTGTCGAGAGCTGCTACCGCCTGGGCAGTCTTGCCTAGGCCCGGAGCGTCGAACAGCCCGCCGCGCGTCTGGCTGGCGAGGAAGTCCCTGCCCTTCTCTTGGTAGGGGAATAGCTCAAGCATCTTTTTTCACCCTTGGCGGAAGCCCGAGAAGCGCCCTCGCCTCGTCGGCGGAGAAGTGCTTCTTGCGTGTCAGGTTGCGGTAATCTTCTAGCAGCTCGGGGGGGATGTCCGAGAGCCAGACCCCAGGCCCCCCCCGGCGAAAGGCGGTGTGGTCCCCTTTGGCCCACCGCGCTTTCACCAAGGCACTTTGCTGCAACGAAAATTGCTCCGACAAGGGCCAGCAGGTGCGGCAAAGGCCGGTCTTGCGCCTCTTGTCTACCTGCATGACCTTAGCGCAAACGCTGCAAGGTTTGGTCTTACGCGCCACGGGAGCCCTCCCCTTCGATGCGAGGTTGCTGCGCGCGATTTGTCAACTCATCCTCCGCACTTTGCGGCGGAAAGCCTCTTCGCCGAGTCCCCACTGGTCTGTCGCGACCATGAGCTGCGCTTTGACCCCGCGCAGCTCGGTGTCGAGTGCGGCAAGCTGCGCGGCGAGCGTGTCGCGGTAAGCGAGCTTTATCGCCGCGTAGGCGAGAATCTCCCGCTCCTTCTCTTCCTTCGTCATTTTAGGTTCTCCTCCAACCAATAGTGCCCGATCAGGGCGGCTTCCGCGTTCCCGTCGTCCTTCGCCCTAGCGAAGCTCTTCACATGCTCGGGCCATAAGCTGCGAGCAAGCGCGAGCGACTGGGCTTTGTTCTGGGACTGCGTCATCCCCTCCGCCCGGCGTAAGCCTAGCTTGGCCTTCCATACCTGCGGGGGGATCTCGATCGGCACAATGCCGGAAGCGAGGCAAACGCCTACTAGCTCACCGACACTTCGGCCAAACTTAAAAGAATTGTGTGCGCTCTGGCCGGGCACGCCGCCGACCTTCTCGAGCAGCACTGCTGGGTATGAGAACGTCAGCTGGCCGAGCGCCTCTGGAGTCGCTGGCTCAAAGCCGACAAGCGTGCCCCCCGCAAAAACAGCGATCGCCCCGGACTTGCCGGGGTCGATCGCTAAAAGGATCGCAGGAGGTGTCACAGCCCTGCGGCCTTGCGGATTGCGGCCTCTGCGCTCCGGTATTCTTCCTTCGCCTTAGCGTTCGCCGCGTCGCGAATCCGCACCGCTTCGCGCGTCTCCACCAAATATACCGCTTGCGCCGCTTCCTTCACCTCTTCCCTTGCCTGAAATGCGGCGAGCAATGCGGCCTCGTAAGGGACGAGCGTCTCTTTCACTCGGTCATGGGCGGGGCCGGCGGCCAACATATAAGCATTGCTGGCGGCCTTTCGCTTCTCGGCAAGCTGGGCCTTGGCCTCGTCAAGGGCGTTGAGCATCTCCACGCTGGCGTTGAGTGTAACAGTCATCAGGTTTGTCTCCTCTGTCTAACGGGTTATCTCTTAGCTCTAAGCAAGTCAAGCGCGGCTTCGAGCTCGCTGATCGAGTAGCGGATCACCTCGACCAGCCGCACGCGATTCTCACGGGTCAGTCGCTCGACGATGCGGCCAGAAGCCATTGCTTGGTAGGTAGATTTCGGCATTCCGATAGCGTCGGCCACCTCGCGCTGATTCAGCATCGCCAGCGTGAGCCTTCCCGTGGCGGATTTTAGCAAGCGCGCGTCGCGCCGCCTCTGGCGCACCGCTGCGACCGCCAGCTTCACTAGCAGTTCGTTGTCGGGGTCGAACCCGGCAATCTCCAGCTTTAGCCGAATCTCGCCGTGCTCGGGGTCGTGCAGGGGACGCCCCTTGCAGAGTTCATCCACTACGTGGTCGGGAAGCTCAAACACGGGCGAGCCCCTCCCCCGCGCTCTCGCAGGCGGTTGCGATCTCGGGGAGGGTCAAGGCCTGTGTTTGATAATCGTTCATGTTCATTTTGTTTCCTTTACAATAGCCTCTGCATCGAGATTGCGGATGGCGGCAACAGCATCGCCCACATGGTCATGGTGTGGGCTCCAGTTCTGCGGGAAGGGGAGTGTCAGGCGCGAGGGCACGAAAGACGGTGCGCGCGTGCGCGGGGTCATCTGACCACACTTGTGCGATGGTGCGTTTATCCTTGCATATGCGCCAACCCTTGCGGGGGTGCTGTGGGATGATTGTCCAGGTCATAGGAACGCCTCCCCTGTTGTGATGCAACGCAAGGCGTCGCCCAGTTCGCTTACAAGGTCGCGCAAGGTGCGCGCAAAACCCATACACTTACAGCGGTGAAAGGGATTGACGTTAGCGCCCACAGCGATGCCGAAGGCTGGCGCAAATTGCGTCTCGCTATTCCACGGGGTGAGATAACCGGTGGCGCTTTCCGGTGAGACGGTTATGGTCACATGAGCCGGGCCCGCCACGATCCGCACCCATAAACCGCCGTCAAGCGGTGATGGTTCAATCGTGGCGGTCGCACCTTCCCGCTCTGCTAGGTCTACTAGCAGAGCGGCTATTGCGTCTCGATCGGCTTTTCGCCTGGGGTTATGGGTCATATCAAATCCCCTTTTCTAAAATATCCAAAATCCGCATGGTTTCATCACCCAAAGGTGTGCCCCCGCGAGTCCGTTGCCAATGCTCCCGGGCTTCCGGGAATGTAAAGTAACGACATCCAGCAGCGACAGCAGGTTGCCCATTCTTTTCCTGCAATGTGAAAAAGTAACCATCTGAACGGGAAATAGTTAGCGGCTGAGATTCAATCGTGCCGCCCCAGATCGTGCCGCCCCGGATCGTGCCGCCCTCAATCGTGCCGCCC